GGCGGCATACAGACTTCTAAATCCGTAGGCGATGTCAGCGTCGGCTACCAAGTATTGACGGCACTGGAGGACTGGGGCGCGTGGAATCTTACAAGTTACGGCCAACAATTGGCCACGATGGCCCGCGTGATCGGCAGCGGTCCGGCGCTTATATGGTAGTGGAAAAGGGGCCGAGAAATAATGTCTGACGATGAAGTGTCAAGTTTGCGGCGCGAGATAAGGGCGCTGTCCGATAAATCAGACAATCAGCATGCTGCGAACCAAGCCAGTCAAGAACGCGATCGCACCGCGTTCCAACAGGCCATCATTACACAGCAACAGACATTCGCCGCCGCGATGAACGCCCAGCGCGACGTATTTCAGGAGGCGCTGAACAAGCAGTTCACGATGCACGTCGACTTGGACAAGAAGGTCGACCGACATACCATGCTTCTGGAGAACACGGTCGGAAGCGGGCAGCCAGGAGAAGGCAGGCTGGGCGTCGTGGAGGCCGGGATGGAGACCATGAAAAAGTTTCGCTGGCAGGCGCTTGCTGTTGTGTCTCTTATGATGTGGGCGATTGAAGTGTGGCGGCATGGCCACTAATACTGGGCCGCAAATAACCATCGCACGCAAATCAGGCTCAGCCGCACTGTTCAAGCGAATGGCTGGTATTTCTAAGATGAACGCATACGTCGGTATACCGGCTGCGGGGCGCGATGCGCGCACGCAGCAACTGCTGGAGATGGCCGGCAAGACAAACGGCAAAAAGAAAAAGGCGAAGCTGAAGAAGGCTGCAAGTGGCGACATCAACAACGCTGAATTGCTCTTCATCCAGGAACACGGCAGCCCCATCAACAAGATTCCGTCACGACGCGTGCTGGGGCCTTCCGTGGAGGCCGACGGCAATAGGCAGGCCATAGCGCATGAGATCTCAGCTTCAGTGAAAGCCTCGTTGGATGGCAACAAGGACAAGGCGTCGCAAGACATGCTGCGAGCCGCCTTGGCCGGGCAGAACGCCGCCCGCAAGTGGTTTACGGACGGGCGAAATGGGTGGGCACCGAACGCGCCTAGAACGATAAAGGCCAAAGGCAGCGACAGACCGTTGATAGACACGGGGGCAATGCGGGGCGCCATCGTCGGAGTGGTGAGGGAGGAGTAGCGCATGATCTCAGTTCAAGAAGTCGTAGTCGATCCTGACATGATCGCTCCTCGGCCATACACCATCCTGCGCTCCACTGGCAAGTTCGTTCTGGGTGGTTTTGAGTCTGTCGTCACTCCCATTTCCATGTTCGGTCCAGTGCAGCAGGCATCCAACAAGGAATTGCAGATGCTTGCCGAGGCCGATCGCATAGGTGGAGTTCGATCGTTCTGGAGCACGCAGCCCATCTACGTCACACGCGGCTACGCGCCTGTACCTGGCGTGCACAGCGAGGCACCGCAAGGTTCTGGCACCACGTACGAGTTAAGCGTGGCACCGCCGAACAACAGCATTGATCTCTATGTCAATGGCCTTCTCCTACAGCCGAATGGCTTTGATTACACGCTCGTGGGCACCACGATAATGTTCAGGTTCGCTCCAAACAATCCACCTTACGTGGTTTGGCAAGAGACCGTGAATGTTGCCACCAATGCCAGTGATCAGATTCAATACGTAAATGACATCTACAGAATCATGCAAGTTTACTATGACCCTGGCGGAGGCTACTGGAAAGCGCTGGGTACGAGATTGGCGGCTGCTTGATGGCGAGCGTTACGTATCCCAACGGCCAGACGCTCACGTCCACGGCGCTTTCGCCGCAGCAGATAAACATCGTCGTGCAGCAGATCACGTGCGGCATGCTGGGCATCAACCCGGTGGATCCGTCCAAGGTGCGCGTGGATTGGCAGCAGCAAGGCCAGCCAGACGTGGCCCTCCCCACGCAAGATAGCTGCTACATCAGTTGCGTGACGCAAGACGTGGACTACAGCCGCGTGCGCGACCGCACGTACGACGGCGACAGCACCGCGCCTATCAATGAGACATGGGTGTACACGCGCGGTTGGCGCGTCGAATGGGCGCTGTACGGCCCAAACAGTTTCGACCGCGCGCGGCAGGTGCACTCCGCGCTGTTTCAAGATTACTTCAACGACGCGTTCGCGACCAGCAATTTATACCCAGTGCTTGAACCGGCTGAGCCGGTTCGGCTGCCGATCGAGCACAACGCGCAGTGGTATGACAGCAGCCAGTTTCATTGCGTGTTCTACGAGCAAATTACGGAAACAATTCAGTCGCCCGTCGCCACCAGCGTCGAGGTCAAGGTCTACGATGGTTCGCCAGACGATCCGGTCGCCGACGTAACTATAACCGCATAGGAGCTTAGTCCATCATGGCGAACATTCCGCCCCTTTCACTGTCAAATATCGTAGACATCACGGTACAGGTGTCGCCTGCGGCGGCTTCCGTGAATTCGTTCAACGTCGGATTGTTCATCGGCCCAAGCGGTGTCATACCGTCGTACGGCGCGAATTCACGCGTGCGGTTCTACACGAGCACATCGGCCATGCTGACTGACGGATTCAACGTAGACGACCCTGAATACATCGCCGCGCAGATTTACTTCTCTCAGACGCAACCGGCGTTCCAGATTGCCATCGGGTGCCAAGACAGCTCCGCCATACAGACCATCACCATCGACACGGCGGGCACCGCATGGGCGGTCGGGGATCAGTTCAACATCGTGCAGGGAGGCGCGAGCAACGGTATCGGCGTAGTGTTGGCCGAGACTGCTGGCGTGCCAACTTCCATCGGTCTTCTTACTGGCAACCAGGGCACCGCGTACTCGATCGCCACCGGCCTGGCTACCACCGCCGTCAGTCCTTCTTCCGGCAGTGGGCTCACCGTCAACATCACCGCCATCGGCGAGACCTTGCTGCAGGCCGCCACGGCGTGCCGCGTGGCCAGCGGACTGTGGTACGGACTGTCCGTCAACGCGCCAGCCGACGCCGACAACTTGGCGCTGTCCGAGTGGGCCGATCCACTGTGGCAGAGCACTCGCTACTATCCATTTTCGAACGAAACGGCCATTCCCTCTGGAACCGCGAACAACATCGCGCTCCAGCTTCAGGCTTTGAAGTTGAGGGTGCTGGGGCAGTACGCCACCACGCAGAACGGCCTGTATCCAAACAACGTCTACGCAGCCGCCGCGCTCATGGGCCTGGAGATGGGTCTCAACACCGGGCTGGCCGGCAGCTTCTTCACAATCGCGCATAAGACGCTCGTTGGCATCGCGCCAGAACCTCTCACGCAGACGCAGTATACCAACATCCTCAACGCCGGATTCAACGTATACGGGAACTTCCAAAGCAATCAAATGGAGGAGCCAGGCTTCATGTCTGACGGATCACCGTCGTATCTGTGGCTGAACTTGTCCCGCTACGTGGCTCTGCTGCAAAACGAAGAACTGGCCGTGCTACGCTCAAACCCAGCCGTGCCGCAGACCAATGCGGGCGAGCAGTTGCTGCTGCATGCGGCCAACAACGCGGGTCTTGCGATGTCCAACATCGGCTTCTTGGCGACTGGGGTGTGGACTGGCGCCTCTGTTGGCATCCCCGGCCTTACCGTAACCAATGGACAGGCCATCCCCTCTGGTTTCTTGAACTTGGCGCAACCCTACGCGCAGCAGCTTGTTTCAGACAGAGACGCTGGCAAGGCCATGCCGATTTATTCATTTATCACCACGGCGGGCGTCGTTCAAAGCCTGCTCATCGGCGTATACACGCAGCTTTAATTTCCGGAGGAACGTAGATGGGACAGGGAAGAACTTATTCATTCAAGTCGTTGACGGGAGTTTTGACGAATCCCGTCTTCGGCGTGACTATACCGCTTACGGGCGGCAACATCGGAATCGGCAGCATCACCATTCGAATGAACATGACGCGCACCACGCACGACGTCGCGGCCGACGGCACGGTCATGCCTTCGTACGTGGCTGGCGACAACGGCGAAGTCGATATCATGGTACAAGAAACTTCGGCGGTACATTCGGCGCTGTTGGGCTTGTACAATCTGTGCGTCGTAGGCGCTGACAACGAGGACGTCAGCGGCTGGGCCGCCACGGCAATGTCGTTCACCCTGCTCATCGACGGCAGCACGCACACGCTGACCGGCGTGAGTTTTGACAAGATTCCAGACAAGCCGTACGAAGCCAATGGTCAGAAGATGACTTGGAAGCTTATGGCCGCTAACATCATCAACCAGTAACGCGGCGCTGCAAGGAGCGCAATTATGCAAACACGAAGCAAGGTCGTAGAACTTTCCGGTAACAGATTTCAAATCAGACGGCTGCCGCCAGAAGTTGGCAGCTTCATATTCCTGCGCATGTTGGGCGTCCGCATGCGCAGTATGGAGAATGTGCAAGCGCCACAGCAGAAACAAGAAGAAACTGTTGCCGCGGAAGCTAAGAAAGAAGAGAAGATAACTGGAGAGATGCAAGTGAGGGCGCTTTCGTTCAGCGTTCTAACTGGCGGTATTGGTTTCGAAGACTTCAAATTCATACAGACCAGCTGCATGAAGGCGGCGGCTCTGATACAGGAGCGAGCCGAAGTCGACTTCCCCATGCCGATTGTTACCGACGCTGGGTTGTGGACGGCTGAGGGCGAGGTGGTGGCCAGCAACGTCGGTCTTGTCATGCAGCTGACCACGGAAGTACTCATATTCTGCTTCGCTGATTTTTTCGAAGGGAGCGGCCCTGGGCTTTAGACCTGGACAACGACGACGCGGCAGGCTTCAGCGTAGTTTCGTTTCCTACGTTGAATGCCTTGCTGTGGAGACCCGTAGCCGCCGGGTTGTGGCGTCATCATGAAACGTTTGATGGCACATACGACGTTGGTGATTTGCTTGAAGTATTGGAATTCCTAGATGTAAAGGAAGAAAACGAAAGAAGACAGCGTCTGGCCGCTGAGAGAAGGTGATAGATGTCCACCAGTTTCATCGACGAGTATCTGATAAAGCTGGGCGCATCCGTGGATCAAAGCGGCATGGCCAGGTTCCATCAAGCCTTGCGCGAGGCCACCGCCGTGGCCGACAACAGCGCGGCCTCCATCGCAGGGGCATTCTTCAAGGCGCAGACGGAGATTGTCGGCGGATTTGTGGCCATCGGAACTGCCGCACTGGGCTTGGTGGACAAGGTCGCGATGGCTGATCAGA